CGCCCTCATTGTTGCTGTGTAGCTGCGCAAGGCTTTCTCTGCTTGTTCCTGTATCTCGGCTTCGCGCCTCTTCTCTTCTTGCAGCCGCTTGGACTTCTCAATGGCCTCTTGCAGCTGCTGTCTCTCCATGGCGATCACTTCAGTCGCGCGAGATTTGCTAATCATCCCACTGAAGAAGCCTATCACTGCGCTTTGATAACTCTGCAGAGAGCGCACGGCCTCGGTTGTATCAACCTTGAGGGCTTGACGTATGTCTTTCCTCCACTGCTCAAGCGCTTGCAACGCACCAGTATATTGCGTATCCTTGAACGCCATGGAGATGATGGATGACATCTCCTTGAATGTGCGTTCAACTATGCTCTTTTGCTTCTCCCCGCTGTTCGCAAAGACAACCTCAATACGCTTTGCGTAGCGCTCGGCTTCGGAGAGGGCAGTCTTCGCGGCCTGAACGGCCCTCAACTCAAACTGCCGAGACAGGAGAGCCAGCGCGCTAATGCGCTGCTCTGTCATGCTGTCGCTTTTTGCAATCTCAGGCCTTGCCCCTCCACGCCCTCCCCCACCCCGTCCTGCTCTGGAGAGACGATTCAGCGCCTCGGCAAGACCTTCGAGCTTTCGACGTACCTCGTCAATGCCCTCAGCGCCGGAGACAATAATACGGGATTGTAGCTGCGCCATACTCCCCTCAGTCAAGCATTATAGCATATATTGTCAAGTATTTCTCGTTGCCTTTTCAAGCTGTTCCCTCTCCACATCCACCCAAACCCGCTCAAGAATCAGCAGTGCATCTACAATTTCTCTATCCTTCATTCCATAAAAGGAAAGGAGGGGCATAACGCCCCCCCAATCCAATCCACTAGCAACAGACGCACTCCCCCATCCAAGGGGAACGGTGCGATAGCGCATTTGGGTGCTGACAAGCCCCCACGCTGCTATTGCTTGCAACACCCAATCGTAGAACTCGCCGCAGAGCTGCTTAGCGTAGTTTTCATCAACATGCCCGCGAAACGCCTTGCGGGCATAGTCTGCTAGGCTTTTCCCGCTTGTTCCTCACGCTTCACGGCCAGCTGAATGGCCTTCTCGAACAGAACGTCAAACGCAGCCGTCTCTGCGAGGGCATCGCGCACATCATCGCTATACTCAACAGCAGTCTCCTCTTGCGTGTCAGGATCGACGGCCTTCAGCCCCTCCCAGTTATGCACCATGTCACGCACGATATGCAATCGCACCTCGTAATCGCCCCAGGAGTTCGCCGAACGACCCTTACACCGAGGGCAAATTTCCCTCCCACGTTCCGCAGTAATCTCCCCATTCTGCGACTGCTCCCTCAAGCTCACCAACCCACTACCACCGCATTCTTGGCAGATGTTGAATTTGCGCGCATATTGCTGCAGCTTTGTGCGTGTAATGGGTAGGAGCAAAAACTTCGCCCCTGGGCAGACTTCAGGCACCTCCACCCACACAGGTTGAGAAAAACGACTGATAATAGCAGTTGTTAGCAACGTACCCATAGTTTCACCTCCTGAAAGATATTATAACACAAAAAAAGACCCCCGAAAATCGGGGGCCTTGTGTGTGCCGCAATGTTCGCGATTACGTCGTCCAGGCCGTACCAAAGTCGGCAACAGGGGATTTGAGAGTAATCTGCAGAGAAGTGTTCTGGGTAGCGTTTTGGTCGGTGGGGTAGAAGCGCAGCTGCACGTTACGCTCACCCTCCCCAATGTTCGGGAACTGCTCGATGTACACATCGCACTTTGGCATGAGAATCTCAAGCGGGTGGGTGGTGTCAGCGGGGTTGGTGAAGGTAACCTTCAGAGAATGCTGGTTTGAGTCAACAAGAGAGCGCAAATCATCTGTACCTACAGTCCACAACCCAGTCACGTCAACAGAAAACTCATTCCACTGTCCAAGCAGCACGTACTCCCCCCAACGCTGCCCATTCAGCACGCCAGGAGAGGAGGCATAACGACGTGCATTGATAGACACGTCAGTAACAAGAATGTTCGATGTGCCATCAATCTCTACAGCAGCAATCCACACAGGATAGACAGGATCAGCGAACAGGTCGGGGGTAGCATCAATAGGAGTGGTGTTAAAGGTCGCCTTCCCCGTTCCCAGGAAGTCAACTGAGAATTCCACCTCGGAAGGCTCCTTAGCAACGCGCATCGTCATCCCAATGGCCTTAACCCCATTCATCTTATCCGCAACGTTGTTCAGTTGGTCCTGGATTTCGATTGTCAGGCTCCCGCCTTCCTGGTCCCCAATCTTGAACACGTGGGTATACGGGTCGGCACTTCCAGTCACAGTAGCCGGGCCGAACAACTTGTGGAACATCAACCCCATCCAGTCGCGCTGACCAATAAACGACACCCTACCATCAGCGACGTAGAACCCCCTCCCGGGACGGGATGGGTTGAAGTTGGTGGGGCGGCGCTTCGTATCGCCGCGCTGCTCCCTACCCCAGAAGCTCAAATCCCCAGTGGTAGTGGGACCCTGCTTCCCAATCGTCCCGGGAGTCCCAAAGGACGTTTCATGATAAAACACATACTGCGTTTTAGGCCCAAATCGAAAATTAGGCATATTACACCTCCTTCAGCTTACGCTTAGAGTGCGTACCAGGCTTCTCAGCGCCAGTTGCACGCACAATAAACCCACGCCTCTCCAATCCAGACAGCACATGCTCTGGAAGGGACGACTCGTCAACCTCAATGGGGTGGCGAGTGATGACAAAGGGAACACCGTAGAGGTGAACCTCATCAAATGGGTAGGTTTCAGGTAGGCAGACTTTAATCATCAGAACTCCCCTCCCAAGTTGATACGATACGTTTGACGGTAAATAAGCGCCGTTGGTAGAAGCTCATCTAACACCTCACTGACTATTGTAGCATATGACCCAGGATAAGATGTGATGATTTCTTGTCTCAGTGTTTTATACACCCCCTCCATAACGGTGAAAATGTCATCTTCATCTTGTGGTGCAGGATACCTCCCGATAATGTATACAGAGACGTTTGCGAAAATTGGCTGGCGCCTCGTCCCAATCGGGGTGACCTGCCCAAAGTCGCTCCCATCATACCCAACGAGTACAGCGGGCAGGTTGTTGACAGCATAATCCAGCATGGCATTTCCACCAAGCCTTTCCACAAAGGCAGCCCTCACCAAAGACGAGTTGCGCAGCTTGTTCACAATACTATCAAGCATTTCATTAATGACCGCCATATGCCCTCCTAACAGTATTATACACTACTTCTTTTTTCCCCCTTTCCTAAGCTGGCCTCTCCTCCTATAAGAAGCCTTCACTCTGCGCTTATGCTCTTCTGCGACTTCCTTCAGGTAATCTTCTAACAACTTACGATGCTTCCTAATAGAGAAATCACCACGCCTTCTCTTCAGCGGTCTAATAGGAGACTCTCGCAGCGGTTCTAGCCCAGGCATCTTCCACCTCTCTCTCCTTCCAAACAACTTGATATCTGGATGGGATAGGATTTCAGGACGATATTTTGGTAGCTGTCTACCCGTCAACACACTCCACTTCGTGTCTTTAATCTCCTCCATGGTAAACCCAAACTTTCTGGCAATGAAATTATCAAAGGCAGTGTGCACAACAGAGTCAACAACAGGACGATTGACAAGCTCATTCCTCCAGAATGGGCGGGCTGGTACGGTTACCTGGTGGCCGGCAACAAAGCGATATGGATGGGGCGCTCCGGGCCACCAGAGCGCCATGGCCCCCCTCCACTTCGCTCCTGGGTAGACGCGACGAAACAACTTCTGCAGATAGTACTCTGTTACTTGCGCACGACGAAAAGCCAACAGCTCCTTGTGCTCATAAACACGAGATGTAACAAATCGCGGTGGTCGTAGCATACCGCGCGGGGCAATGACGTTCGAATACGACTCGATCATCCTATATCTCTTCCCATGAAGATGTATCAAACCATAAAATGGGATGCGCGTATCGTACATTATCTGCAGCGCATTATCTCCCATAAGATTGAGTCGTAAATGCATATTGTCGATGATTGAATGATAGAGTTTACCAGTGAAATAAAGCAGGTCATTGCTTCTCCTCTTCAACAACCACCATCTGCTCATAGGTTGCCAGTACACTGGGGAGCTGCTTTTGTCATCTTCACTAGGGATGGATTTGCTTTGAAAGATTTGCGTAATCAAATCTCTCTGAGCTTGTAATAGCGTAGTAGAAGCAAATCCCCGTAGATATTGCATGAACTCCACTATCATGCGCTCACGCTTTTCCGGAACGATGTAGGAGAAATCTATCCCTACAGTCAAATCCAATGCCGCATTATACTCAGAAATTGTCCCACCAGCGCCAAGCTCTATCGTCACCAAATCCCTAGAAAACTCAGGTTCAATTCCTACGCTCAAAAGGCAACGGTAGAGAATACGTTGTGTACGATATCGATTTGGTTTGACAAAGATTGATGTGATTGGGGGGATGGAGACATAGCTGAAAAGCTCGGTGCGCGCAACAAGACGACGAAAATCCTCCCCAAAAAGCCCTTGCCATCCAGTACTCTCTAACAGAGTTGAAACAATATCACCATCAAGAGAGACTCGCACCCTACCCATCTACTCACCATATTCCTCATTCATAGCAGTGAGGATGTCAGGACGCAGCGAGAGTGACTTGACAGCAACGTTGCTGCCCTGAGGTGTGGAAGGGGGGAGTGGGAGGTCAGCTGCCCCGGCAAGGAGCTGATTCAACCAACTATACGCCCAATCAATCAGCCGTTCGAGGGGAGGAGGGATTTCTGCCGCTGGTTGACGGGCGTAGATGCGCTCTATCGCCAAATATGACGTTACATCAGTCAAGATTTTAGGAACGGGAGAGGGGAATGGGGTTGGGTAGCCTGCAGAGCGTAGAAACGAGTCCACGAGCGACTCCGCCGCTGCGATAGCAGCATCCATAACCCCTCCAACCGGCGCCCCAACCCCATCCGTCAAACGCTCAATCTCTTCAGGGTCGAAGCGGGTGAGTATATCATCCCGCGTCGCATATGCCATATCACACCTCTAGGAATGGGAGCAGGACTTCCTTCTCCTGCTCGCTCAGCTCAACTTCCTGGCCTGCAGAATAGATACGACCCCTGAACACCACGTTATGCTTCAAACGATACACACCAGAACCCTTCGTAGAAGTAGGAGTAGTGGGGGGAGCAACAGCTCCCCCCTTCTCCTCTTCCACAGTCACAACGCGCTTTTTAGGACGCGGCATGTTTCACCTCGCTTATGCAGCGCAGTTAGTAATCACCGCACCAGCCTGAGGCATCGCCACCCAGGGCTTGACGAACTCGGTGTAGTCAATCTCCGTAACGTACGGGTTGACCTCCCACCGAGTCACCACACCGAGCACCTCCTGATCCCCACTCTTACCCCAAGAGGCAATCGCAGTAAACCCAAAGGACGGTTCCTCATTCCCCAAGCCACTGGCAGGGCGATAGAGCAGATACGCACTATCCGTCCAGAACGGCTTGAAGGCGCTCCCATCCCAGTACATCCCATCACCGAGGTAGCCCTCTTCAAACCCAAAGAACCGATAGAACTGCTCGAACGTAGGGTATCCAGGAGCTTCCACACCAAGAATCGTCTTATGGACGTTGGTGTTGGATTGGGCCGCCCTCCAAGCGTCAGCCCCGAGAACAAGCACATTCGGGCGCACACCAATCAGCTTACGCACCTCTTCAATAGACTTGAGAATGTGCTCCACAGGGTCAGAGACGGAATTTCCACTAACCTTCACATCCCACTCGCTCCCAGCCACGATGTTCAGCGTATACCCGAACGTCGTACCAGCCAGCAAATCAGCAATAGACTTCTCGCGAGCGTTCATCACAAGACGCTTCGCCAGCATGGCGGCACGCTCAAACGGGTCCCATGGAACGGCGGAGAGAGACGCAGCGCGGGACTCGCGCACATCAATCTTCGCCCCCAAGGTCACCTCATCAAGCGTGTATTCATTCAGCGTGCGAGTAACGCTGACGGTGTGCGGCAACCCATAAAGCGGTCGACGAATCACCTGATCGTTCGGGACTTCAAACATCTCCTTGTTATACGCAGGAAGGACAACACGCAGCGAGTTGAACGTCACCAACGGGAGAACCCTCGTGCCGATATACCCCGTGGGTACATACCCAAGGGCCTTCCCCGTCAGTGGCTCGGAGATATTCCCATAAAGTTGAGAAATACGATCGGCCATATCACACCTCCAAAGTCAGCTTAGTACAGGTACGCATACCCGTACAGCACACCATCAATGGTTTTTTCATACAGCACATACCCAACAGCATTAGAATCAGCTTCAGCAGAGGTCAAGTAGATAAACGTAGACGCGTTGTTCGGTTTGATCAACCACTTGTCAGTCGCAGCATGGGCCGCAGCCACCTTAACCAAGACGTAGGAGCCCTTGCGAGCAACAGGAACAACCTGCCCATCAGCGGTTTCATCAAGCGCCGCTCCCACAAAACGGTCTTTGCTAATCACCCCGAACGGAACGCAGACGGGAGCCCCAGCCACGATAGTGCTCCCACTGGTGTTCTTCACACCAAGCGCCTCTCCGAACAGCTGATTCTCGTAATAAAAGCTCACAGCCATATCACACCTCCCTTAGTTACCTCACCCACGGCGGGGTGATGGTCAACCCGGTGTCGCGAGGTACGGCAACACGAGGGTTATGCGGCACCCCACCAACATTTGCAACAGGCAGGGCCATCAACAGCTCCTCAGCCAGCTGCAAATCCATACGAGCAACACGCTCCACAGCAGAACGCAAAGCATCACTCCCCAAACGAGAGCCGTAACGCTCAAGCAGCATGGTCACACGCAGCTCAAGCAGCTCAGCACGAAGCTGTTCACGCTCTCGCAGCAGCTCCTCCAGCTCATCCATAGGAACCTCATCGCTCATGCTAGAAGGGGCATCATGAGCAGCTTCCTGTGGAGGAGTGATGCTCACCCGCACGCTCACCTCAGGTTGCTGCAGCGTAGTGGTGACTGCACCATCCTGAGGCTGCATTACTTCAGTTACAGACATCTGCACCTCCTTTCCGCTATCTACCACGGCCTCATTACCGTCATAAACACGCGCGATATAATCGTACACCCCAATATCCTCAACAACCTCGTCAATCATCCCCAGCTCAAGTGCCTCTTGCGCAGAATACAGTTTAGCCTTTTTGATTTCTGTAGCAATCTCTTCACTCAACCCTCTATATTTTACCACATCGCCAAGAAACATCCCTCCAATATTATCAACTTCATGCTGCAGCCTATTCAGCACGCTCTCAGTGTTCTCTCTGAAGACAGAGTGGTCACCCTTTGCCTCGCCAGTTGTGATAAGGCGCACATCCACCCCATCGCTATTGAGCGCCTTCGTTACATCAACTTTCATCATAATCGCCCCCACACTCCCAACCTCAGAAGAACGCTTTGCAACTACCTTGCTTGCAGCGCTAGCAAGGTAATACGCAGCAGAAGCGGAGAGCGAATCGACGAACGCGATGACTGGTTTGGAAAGGGATACTTCGCGGATCTTCGCGGCGGCCTCAGGCACACCAGCGGCCAACCCTCCAGGGGAATCAATGTCAAGCACAATCTCATCCACATCTTGATTCGAGGCAAGGGAGTCAATCTCCCCAACAACCCCTTCCAAATCCACCAGAGGGAGGAAGGCCCCCTTCACAGGACGTGGGACGACTATGCCGCGCAAGCTCACCACTCCTACGCTCTTGTTGCGTACCCTCCCATCAGGTAAGGTGACGGTTGCTGGGGTGGTGACGATGACAGCTCCATTCTCGCGATTCTCTTCATCAGTGGACAGCGCCTCAGCGGCGCGCGCTCGCTCGTTTTCGTTTTCAGGGAAGAGAAAATGAAGCAGAGCATCAGCTGCCTTCGAGCAAAGCAGCAACACCTCCCCAACAAACATCTGCCTGATACGATTAATCACGCGAGTCGACAATGTAATCATCCTACCCTCCTTGCACAGATTCTGCTGGTTTGAATCCAGCCTTCTTCAAGGCATCATTGTAGTCGAAAGGCACCCCAGAGCGTGCAAGCAAAGAAATCGCTTGCAGCATCCTGAATGTAGGCAACTCCTCCACCCAGTTCAAAGATACGCGAATGCGCCCCTCTCTGTTCATGGCAACGAGAGCTTGATTTGCCATACGCCCGAACAGCAAGCGAATCATCTCCCCGTCAGAGCAAATCATCGTATCCAACCCGTACGTTGCCCTGATGCTATCAGCCGCCTTCCCACCCTGACCGTATATTCCTGTCTGCACCGTTGCCTCAGAAGAGAGAATGGCGCGCTTGATGGCCCTATCCAAACGGTCAACAAGCATGTCGAATGCCCTACTCCCATCGAAGCGATCATCCGCAAGCAGATTGACCTCAAGCCCCTGTGGGAGGGCGGCTACGGCGTGGTTTTTGAGCTCCTCAAGCAATCCAGTGATGTATTCAGCCACACTCCCAGTGTAGTTATTAGGGAGGACAATGCTCCCAGGAGCATACCTCCCAAGCACCGGGGGGTCGCCGAGGCGTTCTGCGTAAATCGCCCAATCTTGCAATACGTAATATTTCATCACCCACGCAACTGCGACAGAGCGCATCACAGCGCTTGCAGGAGGATCGAATGGGTTGTAGGTTACGATGAAAATCTGCGATTCGTAGTTTGCGAGCGGCTGCCAGCCCTCGTCTTGAATATACACATACCCCTCACCACTGCGAAAATCAATTGCCGTGTGAGGAAGCGCGATGATGTCTGCAGGTAATCCTGTGTCTTGTGCATAGACAAGCTGCACTGCGCTATACCCGTACATGGGGAAAAGGGCGATGGTGGGGAGGGCGGATTTGATGTTCATGCGATTGAGCGCATCTACGACATCCTGAACATTCCCCTCTTCAGCCTCGAAGCGATAGCTCGCAGACATCACCCCAAGCTGTCGCTGCTGCACAGCTGCCATGACATCTGCGTCGCGGGTGAGAATCGTGTTGAAGATTTTCGTTTGATTAAGAGAAGACATGCTTTGAGACAGCGCTTGAATGACAGAATCAAACGTCACCCCGAACGCTGTCTGAAACAAAAACTGAGCATCTGGTTTTGCCAATCCGTACATAAACCCTCTCATGTAGATTATATCATACTACACCCACAGCTTAGATAGACGTTTTCTTTCACTTTCCCTCCCTCCACCACGCACGCGCTGCACGCGCAGTGTGTTTTGTACAGCTAACCGCACATCGTTTGCAGTAACAGCGCGCTCTGGGGAGAGGCGATTATACAGCATCGAAAGAGCGTCAATGATGTCGTCGCTCTCGTGCTTCCCTCCAGTCCATGATAGCATTTCAGAAAGAACATCCCTCAACCATGGGGAAGAGATGAAAAACACCCTTCCATGCTGCATGGCAGAGCGCAGGGGTGTTGAGCGCGTGATTTTGTCTGCTGTGGGGCGCACAAACTCTGTAATGCTCACACCCGCCAAAAGACGCTTGAGACTCTCCGCAAGGGACACCCCAGCAGCTCCCGGTTGTTGTTCAAAAAGCTGTACCACTGGGAGGCGCATTTGAGCAGCTCTCTTATTATCCTCCATGGCCGTGCGCAGAATGAGCTCGTCTCTCTCCCCAGGGGGGAGCTGACACGTCACCACATCCGTGACGAGCACTCTATACTCCCCATCACCGCGCACGTACAGCACTCCTAGCGCTCCTGCCGTCTTATCACCGCGTGTCGTCGCCGCCAAATCCCACGCCCTCACCATCGTCGATGGTTGCGCTTTCCATTGGAGAACATCCTGCATTGTAATGCTTCTCACCCAGTCGAGCGAGAACAAATCAGAGACTGGGCGCACATCCCAATCGCCTTTGAGCAGCTGTTCGCGTGTTACTGGGTCGAGGTGTTGCAGGTTTTGCACGTACTCTTCGACATCGAGGTGCGGGTTGTCATAAACAGTTGCTGGGATGTAGAGGCGCTCGTGCTTAGGAGAGGATGATGTGATAAACCGCGCCCTCACCCATTCATGCCCCACTCCTCCAGGGTTTGTGGCTGCGCGCATGCGCAAAGGGACGTTGACGCTCGATGTTTTGCGCAATCGAGAAAACATGTAGAGATATTCTTCTTCGCGAAACTGCGTGAGTTCATCAAACCCGATGAAGTGATACTCAGCCGATTGATATTTGAAGCGGTCAGAGGGGGATTTCATATACCCGAACGACAATGTCGCCCCTGAAGGAAACGTCCATGTTTTGTTGTGCTCATTCCACTTCGCATCCGTCCCGCTCAACCATTCTCTCGCCCTATCCATCAGCGCCCCTGGTTGAGCAAGGTCCGTGAACGTCTTCCTGAATATGATTGCATTATACCCAGGAACGTCAACATACTGCAGCGCAGCCATGAGCAGTGCGGCTGATTTCCCCCCACCAGCCGCCCCACCATAGAGAATCTCCGGAAGGAAGTCAAGCATGAGGAAGAGCTGCTGCTTTGCCGTAGGGACGATTGGGATGTACTCACTCCACTTTAGCTGTAGATTCTGCATCTTCTATCTCCTCCACCTCCACCTCTCCCGTCAACAGCGTTGCATCGGTACCCTCTTCCTGCCCACTAGCAATGAGCTGCGTAAACAGTTGTTGCAGTTCTTGCAATCGCTCTTTTGAAGAAATCTGCTTTGTGGCATCAATGCTGACAGATGCTGTGAAAAACTGCGTTTTCTTAGGAGCGGCCAACCCCAAGAGCTCAATGCGTTTTGCAATCGCCCACTTGACGATTTCGAGGTATTGCGGGTCGCCTGGGGGGAGGGATTCTTCTTCAATGCGTTCGTATTCGTATGGGGAGCCTGATGTAGCCCCCGTTCCACGCTCTTGAACCCTGCGGCGTTTTGCTGTCTGACGAGATGTTTCGTATGCCTGCCATGCCTGCTGTTCGATGAGTTCGAGTTTCTTCAGCTCAATCGCAATATGCGCATCTAGATCAAGAGTCGTCTTTTCCCTCCACTCCTCCATCACGTGCTGCAGGATGCTGGACATTTCCTTCGCAGACACCCCGAGCTCATGGGCTATATCCCAAACATCATACCCACGAAGAAGCATGAGCGCTGCGATGCGAGCCTTCTCCGCTCCATCAAGTTCTACTCTTGGGAAGCCGCAGTACATTCTAACCTCCTGTGTGTTGATTATACCACATGCGCGTTTTTTGCGTGTTATGCGTCTTTATATGCGCCTTTTGAAACTGAGCTAAATTACCCCCTTCTCTCCCCTATGGTTCCTTTTCCCCCCACCTCCCTCTCCCCCTACGGTCCCCTTCCCCCTCCTCTCTCTCTTTCTCCCTTCTCTCTCACACTCTCTCTTCTCTCTATCTCTCTCTCTAATTCTTTAATACTTAGTATGCTTAATACGTACACCCCCTACCCCTTCTCACCCCCTCTCCCTCCGGCGTTATATTCCCTTAACCCCCCTTTTTCTCCTTAACCCCTCTCATCCCCCTTCCCCCCTCTTGTCTAATAATATATTAGACACCCATCCCCCCCAACTTACCAACTTAGCTCGACTCTGACGCGGTGACCTTGTTATACGGATGGGTGTCGCGGATAGTGTCCTTGACAAAGGGACAGGTTTGTGTTATAATACGGCTGAGTGGTGAGCGAGCGCGGCTAACCAAGCGAGCGCTTTACCGAAGAGAGGCAAAGAAGAAAAAACGGCAGCGTCACAGCACAAATGTTTTACATGCTGCTCAGCATGCTGCGAAAAAATACTCAGCGTACTGAGTAAAACGCGTGCTGACAACTATGGTTGTCAATGCGTGGTTGTGATGAAAAGCGGGTTGCTTGTGAAGGAATGCTGCTGATTGTGAAACATTGCACATGCTTGTGACGGAAAATGAATGGTGGTGAAATGAGCGGAATTTGGGGGAGTGGTTCGCCACTGCTGTTATTTCCTCGTCTCAATTTTCGGTTCCATCTAAACCCTTGAGCCACAACGACTTACGCCACGCGCTAGAATAAGCCCTAATCTTGGCACGA